TCTGCTACTATTGTAGTGGTCCCTGCTTTTTGCTTACGTATACGCTCAAATTCACGTTGTGATTCAGGGTCGCTATGTCTCCAAGCAGTTTGCATTATCCGTATGTTCTCCGCGCAAATTCTGTGCTAAATACTTGAATTGAGCGAATTGTCGTCATTTTTTGGGATGATTCTAAATACACACGACAACGACGATATTTACCAAAAGGAACAACCAACGCCAATGATTCACGATAAACTGCTACATCATTAGCACTAATAGATGTTCCTCCTGGGGTATTGCTACGAGATGACCATGGATTTACGCCATTAATTTTTATTGGTCCTAAAATGTTGACCCCCGGAGATGCAGCTAGATTTTGAGCAATTGCATTAAAAGTAAGTCTAGGAGTTTCTCCCATATAACTTGTATTCCGCAACTCAACATTAACTATTGGATCTGGCAAAGCTGCGTTGTAAGTATATGGTGGAGTGGTCGTAGCAGGGACTACATTAGGTAACTGATAGGGCCCATAACTTTTTGTGTCACATTGAGCATCTACAATAAGCTTATCTAATTGATAGTCATTTTCACCATTGCCAATATCGTGAGTTACGACAATACCACCTATTTCACGGAATGGATATATGCCTTGATAATCAAGAGTTGTTGGAACTAAATTTTTTAGATAGTACTGGGTAAAGTTTCCCATACCAAAGTATTCATCATATCTAAAATTCTGAAGATTAGCCCAAAACGCTCCACGAAGTTTAACTGGGGTTGAAGACGTTTTTTTATAGCATTTAGCTGTGATAAAGCGTGATAGATTAAACTTCATACGCCAGCGTCTGCTGTACGTATAAGGTCTGTTGTCTTCGCCTATAAATCTAGTTCTCAAAACGTTACCTTACCTTCTGAGTCAAACTCGTTTAGATAGTTTCCAAAAGGTGTAAGATCTGCATGCTGTACATGCCAAAGCTTTGTTTCAAAAGAATAAACTAAACGATATTCTTCTGACAATTGCTGGTGATCTTCTGGTTGATAATCTGTCACACCAACAAACTTGGCAATTGGAGATGATATTACAAGCTCGTTAGCAAACTCATTGTAAGCTACTTCCATGTAAGGATTGATGCTATTTTCATCAAATGGAAATTGAGGTAAATCAATTTTTGTAGCGTAATAAGTTGGGTTGTTGGTAGACATACGCTTATAAAACGTAAGCACTTGCTGTGCTAAATTTTCAGGCATACGACCATCAGACAACCAAACACCACTTTCATTACCCCAAATAACTCCATGAGGAGTTGTAATTACAGTTTTTTGGCTAAACGTTCCTTGCCCTGGGATTTTATCTAAATACTCCCATGAAGTAACATCAACAACATCAGGCATTTGAATACGATGACATTCAGAACGACTGAATACCCATAAATGCTCACGATATTCTGTAAATGCTACGTGAGGCAATCCGCCTACTTTAAGATAATTTTCTTCTGAAAATACATCTAACGAAATTACACCTGACTGCACATCGCTATATCGTATTAATGCTTGCTCTTCTTCTCCGTAACGATCAAGGCAACCACCAATAAACGTACGCCCTTTAATATTTGTGACTAGTTTGGCTCCACGACCTTGCCAATAATTGCCACTGCTATTTATAGACAACGTTGTTGAAACTGGATAATCCCAAAGAATAAAATCAGGTGTCAAATAACGACTAGCATTTGAATTTGCGACTTCTGTTTTATGTTGACCAGTTGCAATCAAAAATCCAGTTGTACTGTTTGGGCCTTTTTCTACCCATGAATTTGTTGCTATTGGCGTACCAGTGTAGTAATCTTTCCAATACTGATGATCGTCGACAGTTCTAAAATTAAAGAATGGTGATCCATCGCCATCCAAAACAAAACGTTTTACAAGTCGATATTTGCTGTAATCATCTTCTTCTGGAGTGTCAGGAAGCATGTAAATTCCTGGCGTTGGATCTTGCAAAGAATATAAACCAACACTATCAAAAGCAGATATATCAGAAGGTTGCGCGCAGTAAAGGTTTAACGATTCAATGTTTTGCTCAAGAATTTCGTTTAATCGATTTTTCTTAAGTTTTATAGTGAACATAATTAGCTTTGGATTTGTATGCTCCATTCGATAACCGCAAACATTGTTGTCGCGTGCAGGAGCATACGTAAAAGATGGTGGAGCTAATTTGGCACTATCTACTGGCCTACTAAAAACTCTTGCAATGTTGTCATTGTAAGTAGTACCCCAAGCATTTTTATCTGCTACGTAAGGTGGATTAGAAGTAGGGTTAAATGGCTCAATACAATAAGGTTCGTATGATTCATAAAGTCTGTATTTAACCAAGTTCCCCGTTGCTGGTACGTTGGTTCCTGACCTAGCTAAAGCATAACCACGAACACTTGCCACTACTACTTTTTTACCATTTAGTCGTATTTGGTTGTCTAACAATAAATAATACTGTTCCGATGAAACATTAGAATTTATCATAGGCCCGTTGTGATCTAACGTTGCTGGCGTATCAAATTCATCGTTTGTTTTTTGTAGTGGGAACCATATAAAATAACCTCCACTTTGACCAAAGGTATTATTGTACCAAAATTTATTTGGGAACCACAAAGCTGGATAAGCTACATAATCATCACTTACTACTACATGAGTATGCTTGCTAATTACTACTTCAACGCCACGTATTGTAGCTGTAAGTAATAATGGTATTTGCTCATTTTTAAGCCACGGCCTAGGTGTCCCATCTGCCAAATAATTTGGTAAAGATATTCCTACTGTCCAATAGGTAGATTCATTTGTTATTTGCTTGTAATCATCACCTATTTTTCCATTTGCAATAACTTGATCTTCGTCTTTTTCATTTGTTAATGGATACGCTATAATAGATGTTTGTTTTTGAGATGATCCATAAGAAAGTACACCATTATTAATAGTTATGGATTCAACAACATCTCCTGAATTTTTAACGCGATAAACTTTCCAGTAATTATCATCTAATGCCTGAATCTCGTAGTTTTTAGGGATTTCTAGCGTTCGGATGTAATTGTTGTAATTATTTAACCAGGTATACTCAAGTACGGCATTTAACTTGTCTGTAAATGGATTACTATCGTTTACATACGTTATAGACGCAGTTTGAAACTCTCTGCCACGGGTTTCAATAATTGATACTTCAATAGCACTATTAACTGGTTCAGTAGTTAATAAATTATCTCCATCTACAAACGGGGTTTGATACACCAACGCATTTTGCATTTCTCCAGCGTTGCCTACATCCCCATTTACTATTACTGAACTGCCTAAACCTAAACTGTTTTTTCGCTTAATGTAAGTACGCCAAGAAACAAGTGTCGTGTCTCTAGTTGGTTTTAATGAAGGCAGTAATACCTTAAACTGAGAATACTTATCGTCAAGCGTGTAATTGTTATTGAGATCAGATAAAAATGTTACTGTATTTGATCCATCATTTATAATTTGCCAAAACTTACGTTTGTCACGCTTACGACGTAAATCCCAATAAGTCCACACGTAACATGGGTACATTTCATCGGTCCACGGATTAGCAGCCCACGTAAATGTTGTACCTGTGTATACTTGATGAGCCCATGGATATGTTTCAATTGCAACATCAGTCGTAAATACAATAGTACCACCATGCCTAGCAGCATCAGTAAACGTTCCACGTACGTCCCATCCTGGGAAAGCACTTGGTTGCGGAGAGATTCTAATACTTTGGTTATAAGGGCTTATTCCGTTAATATGGGAATTGCGCCATATAGGAAACTGCGTAGTTACATGCGTTCCAAAATGTACAATCCTAGTGCGTTCTTCATCTGGAGAACTTTCAATAACGTGCCGTAAAAAATAAACTAGCACATTTTGTGATATAGGTTTATTGTAAGGTACTGCCATAGCACCGCAAACGGTAAATGGATCAATTTGACCCGTCCCTAATTGCAATGTTGGGTTAGCTTCTATATCGCATAACGTTGTAAAACGGCTTAAATCTACTTCTATAACCTCTGTTTGATTATAAAGTAAAGGCAGTCCTTTTACTGGGGGTGATTGACCTAGGCCTTGTTGAGTCCTAAAATCAATCAACCCCATATCTCCATTTGTAAATCTTTGCGTTGTTCGCAAAAGACCATATCCACCACGTTTAGTCAAGGCACCTTTAACCAATGACGGATCGTAGTTTTTAATAAATACCGCTGATCGAGATTGTGGTACTTGCCAACGCAAATCACCATCCTGATAGTCGTAGTCACTAACTACGGTATCAACCATTCCTTGTTCAAACGATACTTGGAGATATAGTTTTTTCTTTGACATTTAACGCATTACTTTTTTGTTTTGGTTGGCGTTGTTTGTGGTTGCTTAAGAATCAGCGCATTAGCAGGCAATGGCACACCTTGTGGCTCACGTTGCATCTTTTGCTTTAGGCGAGCTCTTGCTTGGTTCTTTGCTTCTTCTTCATCACCACCGCCAAACAATCCACTAAAAAACCCACCAACGCTTTCAGCAGCATCACCTACAACGCTACCAACGCTTTCTGCTGCGCTACCAACGGCTTTAAGTGCTGTATCTCCTGCTTCAATCAAAGCTCCACGATCAGGCAAATCATCTGGGCTAACCATTTGAAGAGCCGTAGGTCGCTGCTGCATCAAAGCTGGTTCGCGCAAATCGATGCTTTGATCTTCTGGTGGAGCGACAAACATTTGACCGTATGATGGACCTGGCTTAACTGAGCTATATGTACCTTGTGGTAGTTCAATATCTGCCACTGCTGCATAATTAGGCTTGCCACGCTTGCCAGCTTGCTTTTTGAATCTTGGATCAATAGCCATTGTTGTTTTCCTTTTTAGAGTTTAGTTTTTCTTTGATTTTCTTACCAAGCAACATCCGAATTATATCCCGATTTTGCTTATCACTGGGATCAGTTTTACTTGTTTCGTACGCTCCTTCATCTTCTTCAATCTCATCTTCATCTTCGTAGTCGTCGTATTCGTCTTTAGCTTTTACAACATCCGCTCCAGCTAGTACGGCTGCAATTTTAGCCTTAAGGCTTTTTTCGTTTTTCATTCTGGTAACCATCGTAAAGGTTGAATTTTAATTGTTGAGTTTTCGTTTATTAGGTTTCGCAAGTAAGCATTAGCACTATTTAGCTCAGTAGTAGCTATCTGCTTTGCGTACATCGCTTTACCTTGTGCAGCTTCATCGCCCTGCATATACAGTGTTGTCTGGCACATTTGCACTGCCTGCCACAGTATAGCCATTACAACTGGATCTGGTATTGCTATACTGCTAGTCCAAAGGGTAGGAATAATCGGTTTTTCCCTACGATAGATTACAGTAACCACATCACTAGATTCAAAATCCCTAGAAAAAATGAGATTAGAACCATCGTCAGGTCTACGATAATGGGCATACTCAATGCCAATAGATACAGGTTCCACAGCATTTGTACCAGAAAAAAGAAATCCCGATGCGTAGCCTTGATTAATAGATTGGAGAGATTGCTCTGCACATTGGACACCGTTCTTCCAAACCTGAATAGTTTGGTAGATCTGCGTAGTACCTGGGTCAATTTTGACCACATTGTATGGTAGTATTTCCCAAGCATTATTGTAAAACCTGTATCGTTGTGTTTCATTTAATACAAAAGCCGTATCGTACAAAGCAGGCGTAAGCGATGACAAATCATTAAAAGTGTTAACAGTAAAAGTTTCTGTAACACTTCTAGGGAATATAGTAAGCTGTTCTATCCAAAGACGTACATCATCAGCTACTTTAGAGGCTGCATCTTCAATAGTATCTATAAGCTCTGCTCGTTTGATACGAGTAAAGCCTTCATCACCTATAATACGTTGTACTTTAGACAGTAGGCTTTGTAGGGTTATCGCCATGTGAAGGAGGTATAATAGTTCCCAAATAACGCCAATCGCCATTATGTTTAGCGGTAGGCTGTAATTTCCTGCGTTTTTCCATAACTTTGTCGCCCTCTCGAACACCTGCTCGAGTAGTATTGCCTTCAATTGTTACGGTGTTAAACTCGTCTCGGATTTCTATATGTATTCCTTCATGGCCCTTGCCATTACCTGTACCCCAACAAACTATGCCACCAACAACGGGCTTTTCGCTTGTTTGAATTACTGGGGAAGCTTTAGCGTTTCGCCACGTAACAAGTACGCTAGCACTGAGTGCTACATTTAGCACTTCGTACATAGGCGTGTCTTTGTAAACATTTAACCAAATCAGCTTACAAAAAAAAGCACACCAAGCATGGCCTGGCCTCCAACCAATTGCTCGCATTTGCTTTTCAAAATCTGGGTCATTAAAGCCTGCGTTACGTCCTACTTCGCGAACATGTAGCCACCGTTTAGCTTCTTCGACTATTTTGATTTGTATATCACTGAGTTGGAGATTGTTGTGCATTTCCTAAAGACAGCAATAGTGATTGTTCAATTAAAGAAGTTACTTGCTTTGCATTAGGATCTTCTGGCTTACCGAGATACCCTATTGCTGTTTCACGAGCATATTGAAGCAATAGTCCTATCGCTTCATCAGGACAATCAGACAGTTCTTCCCAGTTGGTAAACTGGCTATCGGGTGCTAGTAGATCATCTAAAATTGGCTTGCGTACAACGGTAAGTTCTACTGTTGCATCTTTATACCAGTTATTAAGTAATGCTAAATTACCGACAGCAGGGTCCTGTAATACTTGACTTCCTGCCCATACTAATACCTTGTAATCTTGCTGCGTCCAAATTATATCTTGACGCCATTGATCGTTAAGGCCAGCACTAATAGCAGCAAACTTTTCAATATCTACCTTTTGAGGTATACCCATCCAAAAGTTAGATGTTGTGTTTTGGAACCTATGTATTAACTGCAAACTGTTTATAGACCCAACATATTTGTAAGGGTTTACAGTTGAATAGCCAATTGTATTAGGCCATTGTTTTTCGCCACGTTCAGGATCTGCTATGTTAGCTGTAACTGGCGTATTTAGGTTAATTACATAATAAGGAAACTGAGTTAACCCATACTGCAAATTTGCAAATGAACCTAACTGTTCTGGCACAATTTGGGCAGACCAACGTACTGTATAGAATTGTGGAGCAAACTGGCGTATGAAACTAGCTGCTCTGGTCAATCCAACATTAAGCCATAGTCGCAGATCGTACGTTGGTAGATCTTGTCCACCATAATCACGCAACATACTACGCAAACTAGTTACTAGCATTTTAGTTGTCCAGTAACTGTTAGCAGGAACAATGTTAGGGATGTTGATTATCATTGACCTTGTGCTTCCTGTGCGTCTGCTTTAGCATAACTATTAGCAACACTAATAACTTTATCGTACAGCAAAGGCTCAAAGTCCAAAACATCCGAAGCTGTTTGCGTACTTGGGTCTATTGGTGTTGGAATGTATAAAGCGTGTATGCT